AAATCTATTATAAATATTAAGAAATGTAAATGAAATGATAATCAAATATCAATCAAATCTATTATAAATATTAAGAAATGTAAATGAAATGATAATCAAATATCAATCAAATCTATTATAAATTTATAAATGAAATGTGAATGAAATGTGAATGAAATGTGAATGAAATGTGAATGAAATGTGAATGAAATGATAATGAAATATCAATCAAATCTATTATAAATTTATAAATGAAATGTGAATGAAATGATAATGAATATTAATCAAATCTATTATAAATATCAATCCAATTTATAAATGAAATGATAAATCTTAAAAAATGACATAAAAATAAATATATTAATTAAAGATAATGACGGAAACTAAATCTCTGCTGAATTATACCAAAGAACCTTTTGATGAATGTGGAAAGGTTTTAGCATCATTATCAAAACCTAAAATAAGTAAATTGATTATGACGAAATATGAGTTTGATGCGATTGTTTCTTTACGAACTACTCAAATTTCTATGGGTGCTATTCCTTTCGTTGATATAAATGATGAAATTAAATCTAATATTGATTTGAGAAAAGTCGCCATTCAAGAATTAAAAGAAAATAAAATCCCTTTTATAATCAAAAGACCTCTTCCAAATAATAAATATGAATATATTCGTATTCGAGATTTGAATTTATCCGCCGTTAAATATATGATGGAACTTTAAGTTGTCTTTTTCTCATCCTTGAAAACATTCCCACAATTATCACATACATAAAGATATTTCATCTGTGATGGATGATATTTAATTGGGATTACTATATCAGGATTATCACATTTTCCACATTTAATCTCATCATCCTTAATCCTCCTTAATGATGGGTCATATCGCAAATATTTATTATTAAATTGATTATAAAATAAATCATCATCCGTATATATCATTTCACTTACTTTTATTGGTTTTGATGTCTCCTCCTCTTTCTCAAAACCACAATGACGACAATATTTAATCAATTTAGGATTATAAGCATTTATCTCCTTCTCCTTATCATTCCCATATTTCGCAGGACATTCACTACTTTTGATATAAATCATATTAGAACAAATTTCACAAAATTCCATCTTCTTTATTAAATGATTATATTTATTTAATAATCATTTTTTTATATGAGTATTTGACATAAAAACGCCTCTATAAACATCGGTTCCCTACCTTTATTCGAATTATTTAATAATTCCTCGATTTTCACCCCTATCTCAATAATCTTCCTATAATTCTTCTTATCTATCTTCAATAAATCCTCCACTATCTCGCGAATTCCTAAATTAAATTGACAATATTTATATGATAATTGACGAATATCATTTAAAGAATATTTGGATTTAAGGAAAGTTCGTAATGGTGGATAATGAAGCTGACAAAAATCTTCATTCACTAATAATGGTTCATTTTTCTCGGTCTGTGCTATAAATAAAGCAAAGATGATATTCCTATTATTCGCCAGATGTTTATTCAATTCCGTTTTAAGATATTTATCAAATATCATTTGAATTTCATCGGTTTTAAAAAGACGCAGACGAATTAATGAGAAACGACTTCGAATAGGTGTCTCAATCTTGCTTATATTATTCGTGAAACAGATGAAATAACAATTTTGAGAATATCTTTCGAGGATAATACGAAAGGCGAAGAAATTATCATTCAATTTATCAATATTCTTAATGATTATCAAATGTTTTTCCGTATTTATCGATTTCGTTTTAATGATAAATAATAACATATCATTTAAATTATTCAACTTGCGAGGCATATTAGGATTATTCAAATCAATCTCGAAAAAATATTGATTTTCATTATATATGATGGTTTTATTCCATATCATCTCTTTACGATAAATTTGTTTAATAACAAACTTCTTCTTTATAATCTCATCGATAAATAAATCTATGGGAAATCCTATGGAAGAATATAAGAGAATATTTTGATTAAATATCACGGAAAATTTGACAATCTTCTTATATTCCTCAATATCATTAATAATCTCATCAAAATTCATTTGAAATTTGTTCCATAATGTCATTTAATTATAATCATTATATATAGAAAATGTTTTATATGGATACGGATGATATTAGTTCTGTTGGTAAATTAATAGGAACTCTTATCTTTTTCATCATTATCGTCATAGGAATTTTGATAATTATAGATGAAATATTTCATATATCTAAATTCTGTTATAAATATACTTATCTTTATAATTATGGGAAATTGAATGAAAATATTTGTAAAAAGGATAATAATAATCTTATTGAATATGAAACCGCAAGATATAGAATTTATAATGAAATTAATAAATATAAATTGGAAAAAGATTTATTTAATAAAAATTGGATTAATTATGTGGTTTTCGTATCTATCCTAATCATCTCCTTATTAATATGTATGTCATTTGGATATTTATTTTATTATTTCTTCATCCTTAAAAATAGTAATTGTGAATTGAATGATACGAATAAATCATTTCTCAATCTCCTTTTAGAATGTTTATCAATTAAAACTCCACTTCCAAATTGCACCTTCAATTATATCATCTTATATACGATAATATTCATATATCCTTTGATATTTATTCTCAAATTCCTCTTCAAAATTGATTATACTCTTGAAAATAAAAAAATATTCTTTAAAATCTTCCATTTTTTAATATTCATATCCTTCTGTTATTATACCTTTTTATTAACTCAAATCAAAGATGATAAAGATGATTATTGGAATATGAATAAAATAACTATTTTTGCTATTTTTGTAATCGTCTTTTATGTCGCTAATTATTTATATAATAAGGCATATGAAGATTATTATAATATTAATAAAGATACGAATATTTATTCAGGAAATAAAACAATTGTTGGAATTCTAAATAAATATTTTAATTTCTCCATTAATAACCAAGATGATTTTAGAGATATAAACTTCTTTGAGATTTATAAACAAGAAGAACCTGTGAAACCAAAAGAACCAACGAAACCTGATAATTATAATTCCTTTAAAATTTGTGAAAATTTTGAGGAAAAGAATAAATATTGTTATGATTTTAAAGATAAAAAAGAAGATTATTTTGAATTAAAAAGAGGAGTTGAGAAATATAATGAAGAGAAGAAGAAATATGATAAAGAGATGAATACATATAATATGAAATTTAATATTTATAAAAATAATAAATTGGATTTTCCTGAATTCGTTCCAGTTTTAACAAATATACTCCCTAATTTATTAGGTGCTAATAAAACTTCACATATTCTCCTATTTATCCTTATGATAGTCATATATATATATTATTATTATCTTAAATTATATAAAAAAAATGAATTTGCCAATTTCGTCTATTATACCATTCTAGTTTATGTAATTTCCATATTATCTATCTATGTTTTAAGTAATTCTATTTTAACTTATAATACCTATGTTAATAAATATTTGATTTATGAACCTATCGCCTATTATAAAGAAGATTTATTTAATATGGATATTCTCTTTAATGCTTTATTAAATAAAGATAGTAATAAAACTAAAACAGATAATTATATTAAATTATATAATCAAATTAATACAAAATCTTTATCTACTTTTGGTTCTTCATCAACGACACCACCGAAAACATCAAAAGAATTAATTTATGAATTGAAAAATCCACCAGCATCTTTTGTTTATCCAAGTGTAGAACATTCGACAGATACAACTTTAAATAATCTTCGTCATCAAATTTTAAGAGTAATATTTTCGGATTTAATTAAAATCGATTCAAAAAATATATCTTCAATAAACGATTTAAGAACATTTTTTACTACTGTAAATGCTGATATTAGTAGTTCTAATATTTTTGATAATAGTACTACAATATCTGCTGGTTCAGCAATAACTAGTAATTTAAGGACATTTTTAATAATTACTAAAAATATTTTTGTTGAAAACCCTGATGGATATGATAATCATATTCAACAACTTAAAAACAATCTCAAATATATAATTTATCAAGATAAAATAATAACATATAATGCTACTAATCATTCAAATATACAAAAATTTAATGATGAATTCTTAATAAAAGATGTATCTAATAATGAATTAATGATGATAGATAATACGAAAACGAATGATAATATAAATATTTATATGAATAATTTGAATAAAATTAATATAATTTTTGATGAATATAAGGAATTTTTGACATCATTTAGAGACAATATAATTAAATTATTTAATTCTACGGAGGTTTATTGTGAAGATAATAAATCAACTATTAATGTTAATTCTAAATTAAATAATTATATATCAAAAATATTTAATTTGGATGATTATCCACAATATAGGGATTTTAATATAAGTAATTATTTTAAACCATATAAAATTAAAGCAAGTGATAATGAAAAAAATCCAAAATTAGATATTTATTTAAAAATTCTTCAATTTTATTCTCAAAAAATTAATGAAGAATTAATTAAATATATTAGAATAATTAAAATTATTTATGTTAAAGATTTTGACAAACTTTCACAACAAAAATCAAATAAATTAGAATATAATGTTATTAATAATTATAATTTTTTTAATAAAGATACTAAAAAACATACACGAACAAGTTTGGATAGTAATTTTCAAATTGATATTAAAAATTTTATAAATAAATATGCTCTTTATGATACTGATAAAAATCTTAAATTAAATTTGAGTATAAATAATATAAGTTGGTCTTTCGTTATTTTGATAATAATAATTGCCATATTTTTATTAGAACCTATAATTATCCAATCTTAAATTAAAATGAATGTAATAAATTTAGTTGGTAATGAAGAAGAAATTAAAAATGAAAGAATTTTAAATGATTTTGATATAAATCTTCTTCCTCTCGATAATCTTCCTATCACTTATTTCCCTACTAATCCTATCAATATAAATAATTTAAATAAAAATGAAAAAGATGTTGAGGAAAGTAATACTAATAATTTAGAAAATATTACTAATAGTTTAACAATTGAAGATAATAAAATAACATTCACAAGTGATAATTTATTTATTCTTAAAAAAGATACTGATGTTAAATTATTATTAGTTGGTGGCGGTGGTAGTGGCGGTGGTAGTGGTAAAGGTGCTGGTGGAGGTGGTGAAGTCATTTTTTTCGATAAATATAGATTAAAAAAAGGGATTTATAATATTTCAATAGGTAATGGTGGTATTATTGTGGATGGTGTCGCTAATAATGGAGGCGAAACAACCATAAGAAGAGATAATATAGTTTTATTTACAGCAAAAGGAGGAAATAAAGGAAATGATCGTAATGGTGGAGCATCTCATAAAAATTCATTAGGAAGAGGTGCTAATGCTGGTGGAACTGGCGATGGAAACTTTGAAACTGGATTTGAAGGGTATGGAAAAGGTGGTAAATTAAATTCTCCTTGGACTGCTACTAATAATGGTTCAGGTGGAATTCCAAATGGAAGTGGGATTGATGGAATTTTGACAATCGAATTTAAAAGTGATTATTTAAATAATTTTAAAAAATATTCAATTTTAAATCCTACATTAACAAAAGACACTTCAATAACGCATCCAGGAGCGAGTGAAGAACCTTCGAAAGATAATCCAAATTATAAATTAATTGTTTTTAAAAATGTTGGATCATCATCAAGATTAACAATAAATAAAGATATTGTTTGTGATATTTTATTAGTTGGCGGTGGAGGTGGTGGAGGATATTATGGAGGTGGCGGTGGAGGTGGTGGTGTTTATGAAATTTTTGGTTATAATTTAAATAAAGGAGAATATACAATTACTATTGGTGATGGTGGGAATGGAGGTTCAGGCGATAATGGTTCTAATGGTGATGGTTCAAAAATTTCATCAAGTTCATTAAAATTAGAAGCAGGTGGAGGAGGTGGTGGAAGATATGGTGATAATATTCTAAATGCTCCTGATATTTCATCAGGATTTAATGGAATTAGAGGAAGTGGTGGAGGAGGTGCTAATGGAATTAATAACTCAATTAAAAAAAAAATAAATATGGGTGGGAATGGAATAACAAATGGCGGTAGTAGTAGTAAAGAATTTACAGATATAAATGATTGGAATACTTTTAGACTTGTGAATGGTGGTGGAGGTGGTGCTGGTGGAAATGGAAAAGATGGTGATTTAGTTAATAAAAAAGGAGGAGATGGTGGGAATGGTAAATTATCACAAATTATGGGAGAATATTATGGAGGTGGTGGAGGAGGTGGTGGAGGTGGAGGAAATTTGAAAGCAGATGGAGGAAATGGTGGTGGAGGAGAAAGTGGCAGATCTTGGGATGGGATTGGAAGAATTGGTGTTGTTAATAAAGGTGGAGGAGGAGGTGGTGGAGAACATATGAATAATG